ATTTGGCACCAAGAGATAGAAGATATAATAGTATTAAAAAATAATAAAGGTAGTGAAGATAACAGAGTTAGAAAATTAGATTATTCTATTCAGTTATCAAAACTATTCTATGAAAGATTTATTAATGATGAAGATATAACTTTATTTTCGCCACATGAAGTACCAGAATTGTATGAAGCATGGGGTACACCAGAGTTTGACGAACTTTATTTAACTGCTGAAAGAAAAACAAGTGTAAGTAAAAAGAAAATATCAGCACAAATTCTTTTTATGGATATGTTAAAAGAAAGAGCAGAAACAGGCCGTATCTATATTATGAACATAGACCATTGTAATACACATTCTAGTTTTAAAGATAGAATTTATATGTCAAATCTATGTCAAGAAATTACATTACCAACTACACCTATCAATCACATTGATGGTGATGGTGAGATTGCATTATGTATTTTAAGTGCAATCAATGTTGGTAAATTAAGTTACCTAGAAGATTTAGAAGGATTATGTGACCTTGCTGTTAGAGCATTAGAAGAAATCATAGACCATCAAAAATATCCAGTTAAGGCTGCCGAAGTATCTACAAAGGCAAGAAGAAGTCTTGGTATTGGTTATATTGGTCTTGCACACTATCTAGCAAAAAACAAATTAAGTTATAATGACAAACAAGCGTGGAAAGAAGTTGACCAACTTACAGAGGCATTTCAATACTATCTATTAAAAGCTAGTAATGAGATTGCAAAAGAAAAAGGTCAATGTGATTATTTCCACCGTACAAAATATTCAGACGGTATCCTACCAATTGATACTTACAAAAAGGAAGTTGATGAGATTTCTAGCAGAAAACTGACTATGAAATGGGAACAACTCCGTAAAGATATCAAAGAGCATGGGTTACGACATAGCACATTATCAGCTCAAATGCCGTCTGAATCTTCTAGTGTGGTTTCAAATGCGACAAATGGCATAGAACCACCTAGAGACTATTTAAGTGTTAAAAAGTCAAAGAAAGGTACATTAAAACAAGTTGTACCAGATTATAACAGATTGAAGAACCATTATACTCTTTTATGGGACATGAAAGGGAATGAAGGATATATAAATATCGTTGCAGTAATGCAAAAGTATTTTGACCAAGCGATTAGTGGTAATTGGTCTTACAATCCAGAAAATTATGAAGACAATCAGGTGCCTGTTTCAGTAATGGCTCAAGACCTTTTATCTACATACAAGTATGGTTGGAAGACTTCATATTATCAGAATACTTATGACGCTAAGAAAGACCTAGACGAACCAACTCACAATATGGGTTGGAAAGACGAAGTAAAAGAGACAGAACCAGCAACATTGCAAGCTGAAGAAGATTGCGATAGTTGTACAATATAGGGAGACAGTATGGCATATTTGTGTGTCAATATACCTCATGTTGATGTATATGTTAAGAAAGAATATTTGTACGACCTTAAAAAAGGTCATGGTGAACTAGTTGAAGGCGTATGGGTAACAGCAAAGTCTATTCAAGGTAGAGCATTATACTTTGAGACTTATATACCAGAATATGGCGCTTTGTTTGACAAGTTACCTATTAGTGCGTTTGTATGGAAAAAAGATTATGAAGGAGATGTACCGTTAACAGAATTACAGCTATGGGATTGTTTTAGTTATGATATATCAGTATGTGAAAAACAAATGTTAAGTGGTAATCAATGTAAGTATTTGTCGCCAAGTAAAAAATGGTATAAAGGTTGGTATATGTGGACATTAGACAATGCTAACAGTACGAATTTAGAAAGAAATGTGACTTATAGTGAAGTACCATCACAACATAAGTCATTTAATATATTAAGGTTAGAGAACGGCCATTTTGCCGCTCAACCTAACAATAGAGTAATATTCTATGATAAAAGTTATACTCCTAGCGAGTTGAAGTTTCCGGATTTCAATGTGTCCACTAAAGAGTATAGTGTAGAATGTGAACAAAAATGGACAGCAGGTGATGACGATAAATTCTTTTATGATTTAGAGGAGAGAAAAGAGTAATGGCAAAAAGCGTATTCAGTAAAGAAAAAGGACTAGACTTCACAAAACAACCAATGTTTTTCGGTGAGGACTTACAAGTACAACAATATAGTGATATGAAATATCCTATATTTGATAAATTAAACCAACAACAACTAGGTTATTTTTGGAGACCAGAGGAAGTTTCTTTACAGAAAGATAGAAACGACTATCAAGAACTAAACGAACAACAAAAGTTTATCTTTACCTCTAATTTAAAATACCAAACTATGTTAGATAGTGTACAAGGTAGAGGTCCGTGTTTGGCATTTTTACCATTTGTATCTAATCCAGAATTAGAAGGCTGTATTGTAACATGGGATTTTATGGAAACAATTCATAGTAGAAGTTACACATATATAATTAAAAATTTATATTCAAATCCAAATGAAGTATTTGATACTATTATTGAAGACGAAAAGATTGCACAAAGAAGTAAATCTGTAACTCAAACTTATGATGAACTTATTGATTTAGGTTATAGATGGCATTTAGATAAGTCTAAAGTTGATTTATACGAACTTAAAAAGAAAATGTATCTTGCAATGGTAACTGTAAATATACTAGAGGGTTTAAGATTCTATGTATCATTTGCTTGTTCGTTTGCATTTGGTGAATTAAAACTACTAGAGGGTAGTGCTAAAATTATTTCGTTTATCGCAAGAGACGAATCACAACATTTAGCTATGTCACAAACTGTTATCAATAACTGGCATGACCGTAATGATGACAAAGACATGATTAAGATTAGAAAAGAATGTGAAAAAGAAGTTTACAAAATGTATGATGACGCATTAACGGAGGAGAAGCGTTGGGCAACACATCTATTTTCCAAAGGAAGTATGATTGGTTTATCAGAAAAACTGTTACACCAATTTGTAGAGTACATGGCGAACAGGCGTATGAAAGGAATAGGCCTAGAACCAAGATACGAACAAAAAACAAATCCTTTACCGTGGGTAGACCATTGGTTGAATTCAAAGGGTACACAAAACGCACCACAAGAAACTGAAATTGAGTCTTATGTAATTGGTGGCATAAAACAAGATGTTAAAAAAGACCAATTCAAACAATTTAAACTATAATGGCAATAGAAAAAGTTACAAAAACCTGTTCCTCTTGCGAGACTAAATATACCGTAGCATGGGATATTGAAGAGCAAGATTTAGAACCTCTTACATGTCCTTTCTGTGGATTTGAAGTAGAAGATGAGGAAGAAAATGTTGAATGGGTTAATGAACACGAAGACGAAGAAGACGATAATTGGAATTGATTATAGTTTAACAAGTCCGGCTGTCTGTATTAATATTGGTGGTGATTTAATGTTTTATTATTTGACCAACAAGAAAAAGTGGATCGGAAAACAAAGTGAGAATATTATTGGTTATGAACATGAAGAATGGACAGACCCCATTAAAAGGTTTAAAAATATCTCAAGCTTTGTTTTTCAGGTCATTGAAAAACATATCTCACATAAAATCGGTTATAGAAGTATTGACAATATCTTTATTGAAGGATATTCCTTTGGTTCAAAAGGTCGTGGAGTATTTCAAATTGCCGAAAACTGTGGTATTCTTAAATATAGATTAATGGAAATGAATTTAGAATATGAAACTGTTGTTCCTAGTGTTGTAAAAAAAGGTGCTACAGGTAAAGGTAACGCTGATAAAGACAAAATGTATGAGGCATTTGTGAAAGAAACTAAAATTGACTTGAAGAAAATATTTGATACTGAAAAAGTAGGTAACCCTATATCAGATATTGTTGATAGTTATTATATTCAAAAGGTTGGTTATGATAACATATCAGTTTGAGACTAAAAGAGCTTCATCAGCATTTCTAAATGCATTTTCAGCTAGATTAAATCCAAAAATATTTCATTCAGTAGAAAGAAACAAAGAACCATCTAAAGGCGCAGAGAGATTTTTAGATTTCATTTGGCCTGATTGGGACGGTGAAATACCTGATAACCATATAGCAATATTTCAAGGTCTAATTAGAGGTACAAAAGCAGTACATGATGTTTGCGTTAGGGATAATAAAGATTGGTATTACTTTGACCAACCTTATTTCTTTAGTAACGATTACAGACAATCAAACACAGGTCACAAATGGTATCGTATCATCAAAAACAATACTCAAAAAAATTATATAGAAAAAAATGTCAGAGTTACCAAAAGGTGGGAATCATTATGGGATAAATTAAATACAAAATGTAGAGATGAATTAACACCTAAACCATGGCAATATGACGGTAAACATATATTAGTAATACCACCAAGTTATCATACTGCTCGTTGGTATGGTATTGACAGAATCGAGTGGGAAAAAGACATTGTAAAAAAGATAAAACAACATACTAGAAAAGATATAGTTGTTAGACAAAAATTCAAAGATGACGCAGATTGGTCACCTGATAGAAAAGAAACACCATTAAGTGAAGATTTAAAAGATTGTTTTGCTATGGTATCTTTCCATTCAATGTGTGCCGTACATGCTGTCATGGCTGGTGTTCCTAGTTATTGTAGTGAACATAGTCCAGCATATCCTGTGAGTTTAGGTTTAAATGAGTTAGACCAAATTAAGGACCCATTATATACAGGTGAGAGACAAGATTGGGTTAAATCTTTAATGTGTGCTCAGTTTACTCAACAAGAGATGTTGAGTGGTCAAGCATGGTCACACTTAAACGGAGGCAATAAGTGGTAAATGTACACTAAATTTTACGAAAGCTTAAGTAAAGCAACTAGACAAGATATGCCATGGGAACATTTTACCTTTGGTCAGGCATTAACACAATCACAAGTGGCTGAGATTAGAGGTGCAACATTTCAAAGAAGTGGTGTATTACATGATGGCACAAGGTCAGGTTATAAAGAGGGTGTTGAAAAACAAAATCATAAATTAAGAGAGTATATTACAAATGATAATAGAACAAAATATCCTGAACTAATAAATCTTATAAGAGAGTTACAAAGTAAACCTATTAGAGAATTGATTGCTAAAATGGTAGGTAATGAAAACAACTTTGATAATTCTTATGTAAGATTAGAAGTATTAAATGATACAGAGGGTTTTTGGTTGAAACCTCATTGTGATATTCCAGAAAAACTAATATCTAGTTTAATATATGTAAATGAGACAGGCGAAAATGTAAGTTTAGGTACAGATTTATATAACGAAGACCTAGAACTAAAACATACAGTACCTTTTTGGCATAACTACGGATATATATTTCATGGTCCTAATAAGTGGCATGGTATGGAAGAAGGAAAACAAATACAAGTTGAAAGAAGAGGCATACAATTAAATTATGTAACTTTTAAAACAGATTGGAAAGTATATGAATGAACAAGAACTATTAAGTGAGATTAAAAGACTTGAAGGTGTGTATATGCAGCCTCAAGAATTTAAACAATATAAAAACTATTGGTTACCAGAATCAATAGTAAAAGAAAGCACAAATGTATTATCATTAGGTGTACATAGAGATGTAGGTTGGGAACAATCTATGTTGCAAGACAATCCTAACATGAACATACATTTATATGACCCTACACCAGACACGGTGAAGATGTGGGAAACAAATTTTGCTGGTAAAAATAAGATGACATTTCATCAAGTTGCATATAATAAAACACCAGGTACAATGAAATTTTATTATGACCAGAATGATTTATCAAAATGTTATTCATTACTACCATTACCACAATTCGGTGAAAATCCAGCATACATTGAAGTAGAGTGTAAGAACTTAAAACAGATGATGGAAGAAGATATGCCACAACCAGATATTATCAAA